AAGGACTTGATAAATTTACAGGAGGTTATGCCACTAAGTTAAAATCTGTCTACAATGGGTTTATTGAAAGTGTAAAAGGAATAAAGTTATTTAATGCAGGCTTAAGTGGTATGAAAAAAGCACTTATAGCGACTGGCATAGGTGCTTTGGTTGTTGCTTTAGGTGTAATTGTTGCTTATTGGGACGATATTAACGAATTTATAAATGGCGGAAATAAGAAACTAGAAGCACAGCAATCTAAAATAAATAAACAAATAGATGCACAAGCTATTCAATTAGATTTATTAAAGCAACAACTTGCTATTGAAGAATTAAAAAACGGAGAAAGTCCTAAGTTAACTGCTGAATATAGAAAGCAATTATTAATTCAAAGGGAACAAAATGTAGCGTTATTAGAAAATTTAAAAACCCAACTAGAATTAGAAGAATCTAAAAATACAGAGGTAACCTTATGGGAGAAAGCAAAAATATTAGCCGCTGGTTTAGTTAGTCCAGCGTTACAAGCTGCTGAAATTGGAAAGTCTTTAAATAAAAATTCTGAAAAATCTATTGAATTAACTAATAAAATAAATGAAGCCAAGAAAAAAACAGGTTCAACTGATTTAGAGATAGCACAATTAGGTAAAAAATTAGAAGAAAAAAGAAAGAAAAATCAAGAAAAAAGAAAGCAAGAACAAGATAAAATAGACCAAAAAGAACTTGAAGCCGAGAAATTAAAGGTAGAAGCACTTGAAAGGATCCGAAAAGGTTTAATAGATACAGAAGCAGAAGAACGTGCAGAAAGGTTAAGACTTATTGAAGAAGACTACAAAGAGCAAATAAAACTAGCTGAAAAATATTATGCTGACAGTGCTGAAAAAGTAAAAGAATTAGAAGCTGCAAAAACAGCAGCTATAAATAAACAAAAAGAAGCTGATGAATTAAAAGATAAAGCTATTGCGGATGAAAAAGCATTAAAAGCTTCAGAAGACGCAGCTTTAAAGTTAGAATTAGACAAAGAAGAAAGTATTTTAAGTTTTGATGAGCAAAGGCAATTAATACAAGATAGAGAAGATGTATTAAAAGAAGATAAATCTATAAACGACAAGGACAGATTAAAACTTTTAAAACAATTTGGTGCAGCTAAAATTGAAATTGATAAAATAGAGGAAGCTGCACAAAAAGAAAGGGTATTAAATACGGCTGATGCCTTAAATAATTTAAGTGCTGTTGTGGGTCAAAATACAGTAGCAGGAAAGGGAATGTCAATCGCAGCAGCAACTATAAACACTTATCAAGGAGTAACGGATGCTTTGGCGGCAAAAACAATTACACCTTTTGATACAGCTTTAAAGTTTGTTAATGCCGCAGCTATACTAGGAACAGGGTTAAGAACAGTACAAAAGATAGCTTCTGTAAAAATACCTGCTACATCAGGAGGTGGTGGTATGGGTGGTGCACGTATGCCAAGTGGTGGTATTAATGCTCCACAAGCACCATCGTTTAATGTAGTGGGCTCAAGTGATACAAACCAATTAGCAGACGCTATTGGAGGTCAAGCTAAACAGCCAATAAAAGCGTATGTTGTTTCAAATGATATAACAACAGCGCAAAGTTTGGATAGAAATATAGTTAAAGGATCATCTATATAAAATGTACAGTTTATACCTAAAAAGGTACAGATGAATGTACAAATAAGGTACAAACACAAAATTTAATTTTAAAAACGTTATATATATATGAAAATTATAGAATTGATTTTAGATGAAGAACAAGAAGAAAGTGGAATTGACGCTATTTCAATAGTGGAAAGTCCTGCGATAGAATCTGACTTCATTGCTTTAAATTCAGCAGAAATAAAACTTGCTGAGATAAACAAAGAAAAAAAAATATTAATGGGTGCTTTATTAATACCTAATAAACCTATTTACAGAAATGGCGCAGAAGGAGAATACTATATATTTTTCTCAAAAGATACAGTAGTAAAAGCATCACAAATGTATTTAAAAAATGGGTATCAAAATAACTCAACTTTAGAACACGAGAAAGCATTGTCAGGTTTAACTTTAGTTGAATCTTGGATAGTTGAAGATGAGATACAAGATAAATCAAGAAAATACGGTTTAAATGTACCGGTAGGAACTTGGATGGGAAGCGTTAAAGTAAACAATGATGAGGTGTGGAAAGAGTATGTTTTATCAGGAAAGGTAAAAGGATTTTCAATTGAAGGGTACTTTGCAGATAAAATGGAAAAACCAAAAGATGAAGTTGTAGCTGAAGAGATTTTAAACAAAATCAAAAGCATATTAACTAATGATAAATAAAAACAAAACATTTATACCAAGTGTTACAAGTCCTAAAGGTAGTTCACGTGCTTGTTTATGTTGGGATACAAATACCTATTCAATTAAATGCTGCGATGGCTCTATGGGTGCACAAGGGATAGGTGTAATAACAAGAACGTAACACGAACGTAAAACGAAAATGCAAATTTAAAAATTAAAAACGTTATATATATATGAAAACAATTGAAATGCTAAATCAAATTAAAACACTTTTAAGTATTAAAGTGAAACTTGAAGAAGCAAAATTAGAAAATGGCACAATAATTAGTGCTGATTCTTTTGAAAAAGGTAATGAAATCTTTATAGTCACCGATGACAAAAAAGTAGCTATGCCTGTTGGCGAATACATATTAGAAGATGGAAGGTTATTAGTTGTTTATGAAGAAGGAATGATTGATGAGGTTAAAGATGCTGGAGGTGAAGTACCTTCTGATGAAGAAGCGTCAGAGGATGTAACTTCAGACCTTGAGAGGGAAGCTGATATTGTTAATTGGAAAGCGTTGGAAGAAAGAATCCAAAACCTTGAAGATGCTATTGCTTCTATAAAAGACAAAAAATTAGAAGAAGATGTTGAAGAAGATGTTGAAGAAGATTTATCTGAAGACATTAAAGAAAATGTTAAAGAAGATTTATCTAAAGAAGATTTATCTAAAGAAGATTTATCTAAACAAAATCTTTCAGTAAAACCAATTAAACACAGTCCTGAATCAGGAAGTCAACAAACCAAAAAAATAGAATTTGCAAGGGGTAAATTTTCTACACCGTTGGAAAGAGTTTTAAACAGATTAAATAAATAAAATAAAAAAATGAATAAATTAAGAAACGTAAATCTTGCAACGACTACCTCTATAACTACAACCTATGCAGGTGAGTTTGCGGGTGAGTACATTGCAGCAGCATTATTAAGTGCATCTACTATCAACGATGGTGGTGTATCTGTAAAAGCGAACATTGCTTTTAAGGAAGTAATTAAAAAACTAGCAACTAATGCATTAGTAACAGCAGCTTCTTGTGATTTTGATCCTACATCAACTATTACTTTAACCGAAAGAGTTATACAACCAGTTGAATTAATGGTAAATCTACAATTATGCAAGTATGATTTTGTAAATGATTGGGAAAGCCAATCAATGGGATTCGGATTAGGACAGGTTTTGCCACCTAAATTTTCTGATTTCTTAATTGCTCACGTAGCAGCAGAAGTTGCACAAAATACGGAGTTCAATATCTGGCAAGGTGATACAGGGGCAGGTTCAAACAATTCTTTTGATGGTTTTGAAAAACTAATTGCAGCAGCAGCAACAGCTTCAGAAATACCAGCAGGGCAACAAGTAACAGGGACTACTTTGTCTGCATCTAACATAATTGTAGAATTATCTAAAGTGGTGGATGCAATTCCATCTTCACTATATGGTAAGGAAGATTTATTTATTTATGTAGGTTCAGCAGCAGCTAAATTCTACGTCCAAGCGTTAGGTGGATTTGCGGCTTCAGGATTAGGCGCAAATGGTGTTGCTAATATGGGAACACAATGGTGGAACAACGGAAGTTTATCTGTAAATGGAGTTAAAATATTTGTGGCTCCAGGAATGTCAGCAGACAAAATGTATGCGGCTCAAAAAAGCAACTTATACTTTGGATGTGGATTGTTAAATTCAACGCAAGAAGTAAAGGTTTTGGATATGGCAGATTTAGATGCAAGTAACAATGTTCGAGTTGTTATGAGGTTTACAAGTGCAGTACAATTCGGAATTGCTTCTGATATTGTGGAATACGCAGCTTAAAATTAATTAATCAATAGAAATGGGTAGGTAGGTTTTATCTACTTACCCATTTTTTTTAAAAAAAATAATAAAAATATGGCTTGTATATTAACCACAGGGAGAAAAGTACCTTGTAAAAGTGCCTTTGGAGGAATTAAGAAAGTTTTATTTGCAGACTTCGGAACGATTGCTAGCATAGCAGTTGATGGGACAACGAAAGAAGCAACTATTACTAATGGTACTCCAGCACCATCTTGGTTCGAGTACGATGTGAAAGGAAATTCATCCCTAGAAACTACTGTAACGAGTAGCCGAGAGAATGGAACAACTTTTTACACACAAACATTAAATCTAACATTAACTTATTTAGACGCTAAAACACAAGCTGAGTTACAGATACTTGCAGTATCTCGTCCTTATGCAGTTGTAGTTGACTATTACGGAAATAGCTTCCTTTGTGGACTTGAAAACGGAATGGAATTAACTGGAGGAACAGTTGTTACAGGAGCAGCAGCAGGTGATTTAAGTGGCTTTACTTTAACATTTGAAGGAATGGAAGAAACAGCACCTTATTTCTTAGACGCAGCTGTTACAGCTAGTGCAACTCAGATTGAGCCTACTGTATAAATTAAATATAGTTTAAAAATTGAGCATCCTTATTAGGGTGCTTTTTTTTTGATTAAATACAAATAACAAAATTTTAAACGTTATATATGTGATGATATTACTAAACACGTCTTCAACAGCACAAGCATTATCAGTTATTCCAAGAATTTACTCAGGTGAGTTTAGTCTTTCGGTAAGAGATGATAGTACGAATGTATCTGTTTTTTATGAAATAATCAATGCAGTTAATTCTGGGAATTATTTAAGTTTTGATAATATATTTAGTCCTGTTTTGGTTGAAAATCATTTTTATGATTTAAAATTATATATAGACTATAACTATTGGAATACAAATTATAGTTTTTGGGAGTTGTATGACCAATTTTGGAATTTAGATTCTGAAGAAATTAGTGATATTTATAAAGACAGAATATTTTGCACAGATCAAGATGTGGATCAGTTAAACAAAAATGACTATTATAAATTAAATAATGGTCAATACACAACATACAACGGTAGTAATAACGAGTATATAGTATTATGAAGCAATTAAGAAACTCAAAAGGTCAATTCAAAAAGGTATCTAAATTATCTGAGTTTGGATTCGTTAATTTAAGCACTTATACAAGTCCGCAAATAAAAGAGGTTAGTGGCAAGGATTGGATTGAGTATGGAGAAGATAATAACTATTTTCAATATTTGATAGACCGTTACAACGGCAGTCCTACTAACAATGCTGCCATTAATGGAATTAGCCAAGCAATTTATGGTAAAGGTTTAAATGCAACGGATTCAAATAGAAAGCCAAACGAGTATGCTCAGATGATTTCTTTATTTTCTAAAGACGTTGTTCGCAAAGTTTGCTATGATTACTATTTAATGGGTCAAGCAGCTATTCAGGTAATTTATTCAAAAGATAGAAAGAAGATAGTTCAGTTGGAACATTTTCCGATTGAAACCCTAAGGGCAGAAAAATGTAATGAGGATGGAGATATTACAGCTTACTATTACTATAAAGATTGGGCAAATATTAAAAGAAGTGATAATCCTTTAAGAATACCAGCTTTTGGTATGTCAAAGGAAAACATTGAAATTTATTACATAAAACCATACAAAGCAGGATTTTACTATTACAGTCCTGTAAGTTATCAAGGTTGTTTACAGTACTGTGCCTTGGAGGAGGAGGTATCAAATTTTCATTTAAACAATATAATGAATGGACTTGCACCATCAATGTTGATTAACTTTAATAATGGAACTCCAAACCAACAAGAAAGACAATTAATAGAAAGGAAGATTGCTGAGAAGTTTAGTGGAAGTAGTAATGCTGGGAAATTTATACTTGCTTTTAATGACAATAAAGAAAGTCAAGCAGAGATAACTCCAGTACAATTAAGTGATGCTCACAACCAATACCAATTCTTATCAGAGGAATCTACAAAAAAAATACAGGTAGGGCATAGAATAGTATCACCTTTTTTATTAGGAATAAGTAGTTCAACAGGATTTTCATCAAATGCCGATGAGATAAAGAATAGTAGTATTTTAATGGACAATACCGTTATTAGACCTTATCAGGAACTTTTAATAGATTCATTTGACGAGATACTATCTTTTAATGATATTAGCTTAAATCTGTACTTTACGACCTTACAACCGTTAGAATTTACAGAAGTGGATAAAGATTTACAAAATTCAGAAACTATTGAGGAAGAAACTGGGGTTGTTAAAAATGGGGCTGAATTATCAAAGGACAAATTTTTATCAGAAGAATTAGGAAACTCTATTTTAGAAAATTTGAAGTCTGAAACAATGTCAGATGAATATGAGTTGGTTGCAGTTAGAGAATATTCAGAAGATAATAAATCTACGGAAGAATGGGCAAAATCTAATATAAAAGAAAAGCTATCTATATTGCAAAAATTAGGTGGATTTATAAAATCAAACCCTAATGGTGAAAGTTTTTTAGATAAATCATTTTATAAAATAAGATACACCTATCAAGAAAGACATTCATCAGATAAAAGTAGAGATTTTTGTAAAACAATGATGTCTAGGACAGGTAAAGGAGTTGTATATAGAAAAGAAGATATAGACCAAGCAAGTTTTAAAGGTATAAACAATAATTTTGGTCATAAAGGAGAAAACTATTCACTTTTTAAATATAAAGGTGGTATATATTGCGGTCATTTCTTCCAAGAGGAATTATATAGAATGAAGTCTAAAACGGAAAAATACATTTCAACAGGAAAAGAAGTAGATTCAATACCAAGTAGCCTTCAGCCAAAAGGAAAACAATACCAAGACGCTAAAATTGCACCAATAGATATGCCAAACAGAGGAGCATACCCAAAATAAAGAACTATGAGTACTACACTTTTCATAAATAGAACTGACCTAGTAAGAAATTCAATAATTGATGGAAATGTTGATACGGATAAGTTCATTCAGTTTATAAAATTATCTCAAGAGATAGACATACAACAGATTTTAGGAACAAATATGTATGATGGTTTGTCTGCTGCAATTCCAGATATTGACAATCCTATTAATGCAAGGTGGAAGTTGATTTTAAATGATTACGTTGTGCCGATGTTGATTTGGTATGCACAAAGTAATTACTTTCCTTTCGCTGCTTATCAGATTAAGAATGGTGGAGTTTTTAAACACACTTCTGAAAATTCACAGAGTGTAGATAAAAATGAAATTGATTTTTTGGTTGAAAAAGCAAGAACGAATGGAGATTGGTATTCAAGAAGATTTATTGACTATATGGGCTTCCATCAGACTTTATTCCCCGAATACACAAATAATATAAATGACGATATTTATCCGAGCCACGACGCTACCTTTAATGGATGGGTGTTATGACTTATAAACCTAAAGAGTTGAATTTAAAAAAATTAAAAACCTATTTAAAAAAGGTAAATAAAACAAAAAAGGATGGCTACACTATTTAATACTAAAATTTCTGAAACTTACGAGGGCTTGATTAAAACCATTGACAATCTTGCTGTAACTGCATCTTTAAAAGAAATGTCAGATGGATCAGGAAATGGAACAGGTTTATATCTAAACTCAGCAGGTGATTTTAAAGTAGCATCTACTTTGGAATGGGGTTCTTTAAAAGATACAGGCACAGGAGTTACAATAACTCAATTTGTAACATCCACAGATGGAATTGAGAATTTCAATAATAATACAACTATTCCTACAAGTGCAGCAGTTAAAATATATGTAGACAATGTAGTTACTATTCAAGACTTAGATTTCTCAGGAGATACAGGAAGTGGTGCTATTGATTTGGATAGTGAGGTTTTATCAATCACAGGAACAAATGGAGCAACTACAACTGCTTTAGGAAACAATTTAAATGTAGATACTACTGTTTTACAGACCGGTATTGCAACTAACGTAACTAACATTGCTACAAACGCAACAAATATTTCAACTAATGATACAGATATTGCTACCTTACAATCGAGTGTCGTTTATAAAACTGGAAATCAAACAATCTCAGGAGTAAAGACTTTTGAAAATCAAATAGCATCTACAATAGTAACAGGAACGTCGCCTATATCTGTTTCAAGTACTACTTTAGTTCCTAATTTATATGTTGCAAGGTCTGTTTTATCAGATACATCTACAACCAATGCTAATTTAACTGGTATGGTTACAAGTGTTGGCAACGCTACAACGGTAGTTACTAATGCGAACTTAACAGGGATGGTAACTTCTGCAGGTAATGCCACAACAGTAGTTACTAACGCTAATTCAACAGGAATGGTTACTTCTATTGGAAATGCTACAACTGTCGTTACAAACGCTAATTTGACAGGTGGTGTAACCTCAGTAGGTAATGCTGCAACTGTTATTACAAATGCTAACCTAACAGGTGAAGTTACTTCAGTAGGTAATGCAGCAACTGTTCCAAACGCAACAGTAATAGAAAAAGTATTAACAGGTTATGTAAGTGGCGCTGGTGATATTTTAGCAACAGATAACATACTTCAAGCAATACAAAAACTTGATGGGAATGACGAAACCAACGCTAATTTAACAGGTGTTATTACAAGTGTTGGAAACGCAACTTCAATAGCTTCACAAACAGGTTCAGGAACAAAATTTGTAGTAGATAATTCACCTACATTAATCACTCCAATTATAGGTGTAGCAACAGGAACTTCTTTAGATGTTTCAGGTTTAATTTCAGGTGGAACAGGACTATTTACAGGGCAAGTTGAGATACCTGCAATACCTATTGGAAATACAGATGCAACTTCAAAACAGTATGTGGACAATAAAACAGCAGGAGCATTAATATATATAGGAACTTGGAATGCATCTACAAATTCTCCTGCTTTAGCGAGTGGTGTGGGAACAACTGGAAATTATTATATAGTTTCGACTTCAGGAACAACTAACTTAGATGGTAATAATGAATGGGCAGTAGGTGATTGGGCAGTATTCTCGGATTTACCAGTAGATGTTTGGCAGAAGATTGATAACACTTCGGTATTAAGTGGTGCAGGAACAGGTGCTCAATTATCTAAATGGGCAGGTTCTGGAACATCTTTAACTTTGGGTGATTCTATTATAACAGATAATGGAACAAATATAGGAATTGGAAATACAAATCCAACATCATATAAATTAGATGTAAATGGAACAGGTAGATTTATAGGACAATTATCATCTACTTTAGAAACAGGTACAGCACCATTAGTAATAACAAGTACTACTTTAGTACCGAACTTATATGTGGCTAAATCAGTATTGTCTGATACAGTTACTACAAACGCAAACTTGACTGGTGTTATAACAAGTAGTGGAAACGCAACAACTATTACTTCACAAACAGGAACAGGAAGTAAATTTGTGGTTGACACTTCACCTACATTAATTACACCAAACATTGGTGCTGCTTTAGGTTCTACATTAGGATTAACAGGTTCTTTAACAGGAACAAGTGCTAGTTTTACAACAGGTGTTAATATGGCTACTGTTTCAGGCAACGTCGGCATCGGGACGACGGAGCCTGGGTACAAACTAGACGTCGCAGGTGACATCAACACTACAGGTAAGGTAAGAGTCACAGGAACACAGGCATTGTATATCCCCGGTGGTAACTTCACCGGCAGTATGTTTGTGGGTGACGGGGGGCAGAACTTGAGTTATACGAGTGGTGATAATGGCCGGTATAACACGGCAGTTGGTCTGGGAGCATTGAGTGCCAACACCACCGGAAACCAGAACACCGCCAATGGTACGTATGCTCTCTTCTCCAACACCACCGGCTACCAGAACACCGCCAATGGTACGTATGCTCTCTTCTACAACACCACCGGCTACCAGAACACCGCCAATGGTTATGCGGCTCTCTACGCCAACACCACCGGCTACTACAACACCGCCAATGGTTATCTGGCTCTCCGCTACAACACCACCGGCTACCAGAACACTGCCAATGGTTATCAGGCTCTCTTCTACAACACCACCGGAAACTACAACACTGCCAATGGTTATCAGGCTCTCCGCTACAACACCACCGGCTTCCAGAACACTGCCAATGGTTATCAGGCTCTCAACTCCAACACCACCGGAAACCGCAACACCGCTAATGGTTACCAAGCTGGCAGATATATAACCGGAGGAGGCGAAAACGCCACAGGTGATAACTCTGTATTCCTCGGGCAAGACACCACAGCAAACGCTGACGGCGAAACCAACCAAATAGTAATCGGTTCAGATGCTATTGGTATAGGCTCTAACACTGTTACTTTGGGCAATGACAGTATTGTTACCACAGCATTGAAAGGCAACGTCGGCATCGGGACTACAACCCCTTCTTACAAACTAGACGTAAACGGAACATTCAGAGCAGTAGGCAACGCTACCTTTGGGGATTCTTTAACAGGAACAAGTGCTACTTTTACTTCTAATGGTTCTATTTTTGGTACTAGTGCTTCATCTACTCATCCTTTAGTTATTAATACTAATAGTGTTCACCAGAGTATGAAGCTTATTGGGGTAGGACCAGCAAGTAATTCATACATACAATTTTACGCTTCTAATGACTTTACTTATCAAGGATATTTAAGAGGAAATTCATCTGGAATACATTTAGGAACTCCGAGTGGGAATGTTTTGACTTTAACAGGAACAAGTGCTACGTTCACTAGTAGTGTTACGGCAGAAAATTATAGAGTAACAGCATTAAACACCGCACCAGCTTCTGCAACGGCAACAGGAACTTTAGGCGAAATAAGATACACAGCAGACTATATATACGTTTGTACAGCAACTAATACTTGGCAGAGAACAGAATTAACAACTTGGTAATTATGGTAAGAATAAAAAAATTATACAAAAAATACCAATAGATAAAAAAGCACTATCTTTACTGCTAATCATAAATTAAATAAAATGT